TGTCAATAGCTACAGTAAGTGTATTACCTGAACCTGAAGTATCAATACCTGTACCACCTGCAATGTCTAAAGTTTCGCTGTCTAAGTCAATGCTTAATGCTCCACCTGAGTCACCTTGAAAGTCTAAGTCCTGTGCAGTAACCTGTGAGTCTACATAAGTTTTAATAGCCTTTGCAGAAGCTAGTGTGTCATCGCTACCTGATACAGAAGATAAGTCTGTGTCTAGTACACCTGATTTAAGATTGTCAACTTCAATGTTAGAAACAGTATTGTTGTCTACATCTATTGTTTTATTTGTAAGTGTTTGTGAGCCTGTAAGTGTAGCTACAGTAGAATCTATTGCAAAGGTAACAGCGTTACCACTACCACTTGTATCAATACCTGTACCACCTGTGAGAGTAAGTGTCTCACTATCTAAGTCTATGTTTAATGCACCACCACTATCTGCTTGGAAGTCTAGGTCTTGAGCAGTTACCTGTGCATCTACATATGCCTTTACAGACTGCTGTGTAGGTACAAGAGTAGCACTGTCAGATGCCATGTTATCTTCATCTACAAACGCTGTAATAGTTATAGAGCCATCAGACAAGCTACCATATGTTAGTGTACCTGATACGTCTGCATCACCATTTATGTCAATTGTTGGTGCAGCTATTTGGACTTCTGTGTCGGCAACAATGTCAAGTTGTCCATCGGCACTTGAATTGATGTATAAAGCTGTGTCTCTGAATTGTAACTTCTCTGTAGAAGCAACAAGTATGTCATCACTGAACTCAAAATAATCCTCATCTTCCATCCATTTAAGGACACCATCATTTGACTCACCATCAAATGTAACTGTAATATCTGTACCTGCTGTGCCATCTCCTAGTGTAAGAGATGTGCCAAGCATCTTAGTGATAGGACCACCTTCAGCAGCCGTACCATCATGGGTATGTCCTGTACTTGCAGCAAAGGCAGCTAATAACTGATTGAACTCATCATTGGTATGAGCTGCGGTTATTACGTCTCCATCTGTGTACGAGGATTGTCTAGTGTATGTAGCTCCCATTTATCTTCTTGCTCCTAATTGATATTCTAGCTGAAAACCTTTAAGTGAATAAGGTGCACTTCCTGTTCCATCTCTAACTCTTAATGCTACAGCAAAACCTGAACCTTCTACTGCTTGTCTTACAAGAGGTTGTGTTGTACCTCCATATGTTGCTGTATTATATAAAGATGTACCATAAATAGCTATAACATTGTTTGAATCTAAAGGATATGCCGCAGGTCTTGAAGCATTTGCATCTTCATAATCATACCTTAAAAATAAATCAGCATCTATAGCAGATTCAGGTGCGTAGTTTATAATAACCCTTTGCATATGCTTTCTTATGCCCGGGTCATTAAAAGTTAAGTCTGGACTTCTATATTTACCTGCTATGTCTACACCATCAAATGTATCGCCTACTTCTTGTCTGTAAATGTAACCATCCGCATACCCACCATGTAAAACTATAACATTACCTTCATCTACAAAGTGGTCAGTTGAAGCAGGTTTTATTCCTCTAATCTCAGCAAACTCAAATCTTTGTCCTTTAAGAACACAAATCACACCCTTTGTTTGTGTTTCTAATGTTCCACTCTTAGTAAAGAATATTCTGTACTGTGTCTTGTCAGGTATAACCGTGCTATCAAATTCTGATGCACTAGCTATGTTATCATTAAATATAGACTGCACGTTAGAGCTTATAGTGCCCAACTCCACGTCACCAATTCTAGCTGTACCTGCGATGGTACGCAAGCCATCAGGACCAAGAAAGATAAGGTCACCAGCAAATTCTTGAATCGTGTCACCATTTATACAACCTATATCTCTTGTTACATCTGCTATAGCAAAGTCTGAAACAGAAGAACCTGCTAACTTAAATATTCTATTTTCACAAAAGATAAATAAGTTATCTCGGAAAACCTTGATGCCTACTATATTATCGTCAACTGCAATAGAACCTGAGCCTGAACCACTAGAAAAGTTATCTTCATCAAAAGGTTTACTAAACACTAGTTCTTGTGGTGTACTAGACATACCTGAGTAAAACATATGGTCTCTAAAGGCAGCTACATGTTTAGCACCTGCTACTGAAGCTGCCGCTACATCTAAAGCTGTTAAGGATGAATTAAATATTGTTGGTGCATTAGTGCCATCAACAACTATTAACTTATCTGTACCATCAAAGTTGTATCTCTCAAACCTATACTTACCTGCATTTGTTCTACCACTATCTATACTAGTCCAAGATGAACCACCCGGGTCTGCACTATAAATGCTAGTACCTCTAGCTGCTAAGACCTTACTACCAAAAGTAACAACCATGAGCACTTTTTCAGTAGAGGATGCTGTCTGTGGTACAACTGCTGAAACATATTTAGAGTAGCCATTTATTCTTCTGTAGCCACCTGTAATATCAGGCTCAAAGTTCTCTAGCTCTAATGCTTCACCCGGAGCCATAGTAAATGTAGATTTATTTAATACTAAACCACCTTCGCAAGTAAATGCTGAAGGCACTGTTTGAGATTGGTCTGCCATTATAATGCCCTAATATCTACACTACCTGAGTTATACACTCCTGTTCTTGGTATATATGTTGAACGTAAATAGGAAAACTTATTTACTAATAGTGTTTGCATATTCTTTATGCCTTGTTCAAATCTTTGCATGTTAAGTTGATACTGCTGTGTCTCACCTCTGTACTGATAGACAAATGCTGTAGCACCATCTATAATTACAGGAGCAAACCTGTCAGGTATAGTTGTTGTATCATCAAATGCTGATAAATCAGTTGGGAATGTGTAGTAATCAAATTTTATAGTATATGCTTTATTTGGATATGGATATAATAAATAGTTATTGTCAGGTGTTCTTACTACATATTCAGGAACACTACCTCTATCAAACTGTGCAACTGTAATACCACTAGCTATTGAAGCTGCTGTAGTGCCACCTGCACCTCTAGTACATCCTGTAAATGTTGTGCTTGTAGTTCCTGTGTATGTAATGTTTTCATTACCTATGACTATTGTACCTGCACTGTCAAAACCTGTAGTGCTAACAACAGTTATAGTTGTATCACTATCTGTGTGACTTGTACTAGTTGTAGTTGTTTCTATTTCATCTTCTTGATTGACAACTCTGTTTATGTAGTCGTTGTAGTCAAGTATGTGTAGTCTGTATCCACCATTACCTAGTGTGCTATTCTTTACAATTCTAAATGTATTATAGTCTACTGTCTTAGTAGATGCAGGTAAATCATATCTAACTATACCTGCTGTCAATACTTGAGAAGCAGTAGCATGATTGAATGGATAGTTAAACTCTCGCTGATTAATAAAGCGTATTGATTCATTTACAGCGTTTTGGCATTGAACTTGTATACCCCTAGCACTAGAAAAGGTTGCTGAAGTTAATGCAACCTCATTCAACCTTGCTATGACTTTATTTGTTAATGTTAGGTAGTTTTCTGCCATAATAATTCCTAAGTAAATAAGAGAGCAAGTTGCCCTGCTCCCTTATATATGATTTAAGCTAAAGTGTCTCTATCTACTTCATCAGCAGACATGTCACCTTGGTCGCTAATATCCATCATCATTGCGTATACACGGATTTTACCTGCACTGAATGATGCACCACTACCTGCTAATAACACATCAATAGTGTCAGCAGAAGTAGAAGCAGTCAAACCTGTGATTGCAATTTGAGGAGCATAAGCACCATCGGCAGCACCATCAATATCAAAAGTTGCAACAAACTCATCAACGTCACCGCCTGTGAAACCAAGTGATGCTGTTGCGTCTGTACCAGTATTCTGAGTTGCACTTTCTACAACCTGAAGACCTGCAGCCACAACAAGAGTATTAGCTGGAACTGTGATAGCTTGAATGGTATCACCGTTAGGATTAATACTATTAGCAGTTAAGTCAATAACATTATCTATATAGTATACGTTTCTGCCTCTCTGGGAGTTGCCAGAAGCGGCTTTAAGAACAGCAGTAATATTCGCCATAATTCAATCTCCCTTACGCTAAGTGATAAGCACAAGTAGCGATTGCTTCAGGGCGAAGTATCTTTCTACCGTACAAATGCATACCACGAACAATATCAGCAAAAGAATCAGGGTCTCTATAAGTCTCTGTCTTGTTGATTTGCTCGGCAGTAGCTACTGATGAAGAATGACCAGCAACAATTATACCAAAGTCAGTAGAACTGTTAGTACCGGTATTAGATGGTCCAGTACCTATTTTTGGTAGATTGTTTGACTGATAAACCTTGAAACCATGTAGGTTGTTTAGGATTAAACCATTCTGTAGTCCAGTACCACCAAAGTCTGCATCAAATAATCTTGAATCTTCATCCTTTAGTACTTCTATAAATACAGGGTCTAATACTAACCATCTACCATTAGTGTCAACATTCTGTTGGTCTAATAGTCTTGACATTCTAGCTATAACAGTTAATGGGTTTCTATCTCCATTAGCAGGAGCTGCAGAAGTAGCCGCACCTGTTCTTGGTAAGATAGCTACAGCATCACCTGCTGAACCACCGAAGTCTCCTGCATCAAGTTTCATTGATGATAAGAGTTCGTCAGAACCTGCAGTTGAAACAGCAACAGTACCGTTAGTGGTAGTATTAGCTGTATCAGGTGCACCGTGTATAGCTGATTGCTTATAACCTGACATATAACCAAGTACGTCTTGGTCAAATTGGTCGGCTAGTCTATAAGCTGCTCTATCTGATGCTAACTGTTGAAAGTTAAT